AATCAAGAAGCTAAAACTAAACTGACTCAGCTTATCAATGAAGGCATGAGCGTTTTACAAGAAGTAGAAACCCTCAATGAAGGTCTTAACGATACTGTTAAGGCAATTGCAGAAGAACTTGAAATCAAGCCCTCAATTCTCAAGAAGGCTATCAGAGTTGCCCACAAGCAGCGTCTCAATGAAACTAATGAAGAAAACGAAGAACTTAACACAATTTTGGAGACTGTCGGTAAGACTAGCTAATGTCATACGTTGACGCAGTTCTCGATTCCAGCACAGATAGAATTTACGCAGTTGAACGTACTCCTGAGGGCAAACGCGCCTACAAGGAGTACCCAACTAACTACGTCTTCTATTATGATGATGTAAAAGGTAAGTATCGCACTATCTATGGGGATCCTGTAACTAGATTCTCGACTCGCAAAAAGAGTGAGTTTGAGAAAGAGCGCAGGATTCACAACAAGAAAAGACTCTACGAGAGTGATATTCCTGTAGTTTTTAGATGCCTGAGTGATAACTATTTGGGAGCAGAACCTCCTAAACTACACACAGCATTCTTCGATATTGAGACGGACTTTGACCCTGAAAAAGGCTTTAGTCCAACAGATGATCCGTTCAATCCGGTCACTGCTATTTCAGTGTATCTGGATTGGTTAGACCAACTCGTTACTCTTGTCATTCCCCCGAAGCACATGACTGATGAGACTGCACAAGAACTAACTGCGGATTTTGAAAACTGCTTACTGTTCCGTAGTGAAATCGAAATGTTTGAAACTTTCTTTGAACTTATCGAAGACGCTGATGTACTCACAGGTTGGAACTCAGAAGGATACGATATTCCCTATTGCGTTAATCGGGTTACTCGCATTATGAGTAAGAACGATACACGCAGGTTCTGTTTGCTTGGGCAGCTTCCTAAGCCTAGAACGTATGAACGTTTCGGCAAAGAAGAACAGACTTACGACTTGATTGGTCGTATTCATATGGACTATCTACAGCTTTACAAAAAGTACAACTACGAAAGCCGTCATAGTTATTCGCTTGACGCTATCGGTGAGTATGAATTGGGTGAGCGCAAGACTCAATATGAAGGTAGTTTGGATCAGTTATACAACAAAGACTTTAGAAAGTTCGTAGAGTATAACCGCCAAGACACTATGTTGGTGTTTAAGATTCACCGCAAGCTTAAGTTTCTTGACCTAGCAAATGCGCTAGCTCACGAAAATACTGTTTTGCTGCCGACTGTAATGGGTTCGGTGGCTATGATTGAAATGGCAATTTATAATGAAGCACATGAACGAGGATTTATTGTCCCTGACAAAAAGCGTAAAGATAATTACGGTGAAGAGCAGCAAGCTGCCGGAGCTTATGTTGCTGTCCCGAAGAAAGGGATTCACGAATGGGTCGGAGCAGTTGATATCAACTCACTCTACCCCTCAGCAATCCGAGCCCTTAACATGGCCCCAGAAACAATCGTTGGGCAAGTCAGACAATCTCTCACAGACCAATACATGCACGAAAAAAGTGTCGCCCTCGCTAAAAACAAGCGTAAGAAAAAGAATGGTGACGATGCTGATGGAGTTACTGGAGCGGTTCTTTGGGAAAATCTTTTCGGGTCGTTAGAATATACTGCTATTATGAATCAAGAGCGTGGCACTTTGCTCACACTTGACTATGAAGATGGTCGTAGTGTAGAAATGTCTGCGGCTGAAATATGGAAGTTAATCTTCGATAGCAATAAACCTTATATGATTTCTGCAAATGGAACCATCTTTACGTATGAGAAAGAAGGAATCATTCCCGGATTGCTTTCACGATGGTACTCGGAGCGTAAGAGTATTCAGAAAGAAGCTAAAGCTGCATATGGTACAGATATGTTTGATTACTACGACAAGCGACAGTTAGTTCGTAAGATTCTTCTTAACTCTGCATATGGCGCACTTTTGAATGAGCATTGTCGTTTCTATGACAAAAGAATCGGGCAGTCAGTTACGTTGTCTGGTCGTCAAATCACTAAGCATATGATGAGCCAGATAAACGAAATCATCACGGAAAATTATGAACATGACGGCGACGCTATTGTGTATGGTGATACTGACTCCTGTTACTTTTCAGCGTATCCTATCCTCAAAGAACAGATTGACAGCGGCGAACTTGCATGGACAAAGGATGCTTGCATTGATTTGTATGACCAAATCGCAGAACTAACTAACGTTAGCTTCCCTGCGTTTATGGAGAAGGCATTTCATTGCCCTCGTAAGAACGGTGAAGTAATTAAAGCTGGTCGTGAACTCATCGGTGACAGAACATTGTTCATCACTAAGAAGCGTTACGCAATTAATATCTTTGACTTAGAAGGTAAGCGTCAGGACATCGATGACAAGATGGGTAAGATTAAGGCTATGGGTCTCGATCTTAAAAGAGCAGATACTCCCAAGTATGTTCAGGAATTCTTGATGGAAGTATTGACTATGGTTCTAGGGGGTGCTCCGCGTGAAGACATTATCACAAGAATCAAAGACTTCAAGACTTATCTATCAGAACAGGATAGCTGGACTAAGGGTTCTCCTCGTTCAGTCAACAAGCTTACATATTATGGTGAACTTGAGAAGCGTAGTAAGACTGGCAAGGCAACAATGCCCGGACACGTTCGAGCGGCTCTTAACTACAACTACTTGCGTAAGCTAAACGGAGATCAGTATAGTCAGCGTATTGTTGATGGTATGAAGGTAATTGTCTGTAAGCTAAAAAGCAATATGCTTGGCTTTACAAGTATTGCTTATCCTACAGATGAACTTAGACTTCCGCAATGGTTCTGCGACTTGCCGTTTGATGACAACGAAATGGAAAGAACACTAGTCGATGAAAAGATTGACAACTTGTTAGGCGTTCTTAACTGGGACATTAGGTCAAACACTAATACTAACAGTACATTCGATGAATTGTTCAGTTTCGGTTAAACAAACACTTGACGTTTGCAATAAATTCCGCTATTATACACAATAGACAAACCTAAATATTATAAAGGAAAGATGACACATGAAAGATTACTTACTTGATTTGATTCAACACACTCATGGATTGGGCGTAGTTGAATTAGTAAAGATTGAAGGCACTGCAACTGAAACAAAGGTTGCTGCATATGCAGAAGACAAGAGCGTAGTTGTATACGGCACGTTTGCTTCGCCTATCGCAGATTTTCAAGGCACATTCGGCATGCCTAACTTGTCCAAGCTTAAGACTATTCTTAGTTTTGATGACTATGATGATAAGTCTATCATCAACGTTAGCCGTAACGATGACGGTGTTCCTTCATCGATTCACTTTGAGACTTCGACTGGCGATTTCGTCAATGACTATCGCTTGATGGCAAAGTCGATTGTTGAAGAAAAGGTTAAGTCTGTAAAGTTTGCAGGGACTGCATGGGACGTTGAGTTTGAACCTACTGTAGCAGGCATTCTTCGTCTTAAGAAGCAGGCTTCTGCTAACAGCGAAGAACTTAACTTCAAGACTAAGACTGAAAATGGTGACTTGAAGATTTACTTCGGCGACCCTTCTACGCACAGCGGCAACTTTATCTTCCAGTCGGGCGTAAGCGGAAATCTTTCTCGCTCGTGGCAGTGGCCTGTTAAGGTGTTTCTTGCTATCATGGATCTTCCCGGTGACAAGACAGTTCGTTTTGCAGACGCAGGAGCTGCCGAAATCACTGTAAACAGTGGTCTTGGAACTTGGCAGTATTTGCTTCCCGCACAGGCTAAGTAATGATTAAGTCGGTTAACGGCGCAGGTAGATATGTGATGGTCCAGGGGGGTTTCCCTGCGACCACATATATTAATACTAGTTCAGGTTATATGAATGTCGGTGATGTTAGATACAATACTAGTATACAACGACTTGAAGTATATGACGGAAACATGTGGGTTGAGTTGAATACTAGTCATGCTAGTGTTGGATTGACTCCTGATGCTGAACGTGCATTAGATTGGGCTAATCGGAAGATTGAAGAAGAAGCCGAACTTGATAGGCTAGCAGCATCTAATGCTACCATTGCTGACCTTATTAAACAGAAAAAAGAACTTGATGATAAAATCAAGATGGTTCAAATACTTACGAAAGAAGAAGTAAAAGTTGGAACAAATTAACCTTTCAAACAGTCACAATCCCGATTGGGCATTGTTTCTGCCCGCAGTCTCGTCTTTCTTCATCGCTGGTTTAGGCAAGCAACGTGAAGGTGAAAACTATTTTGACCCGGCGAGAATCCCTGCGGCATTCAATGGAGACGTTGAATGTTTGAACTTCCTTAATAGCAAGCAAGGCTTATATACTTATAAGTGGGGCTTGTATTCTGCTGGTCACGCAAATCTTGATATCACTAAGGATGATGCTTGTGAGAGTATCATTCGCAAGAGAGAAGAAGGCACTTTCATGCTAGGTGATTCTGGTGGATTCCAGATTCTTAAGTGTCAGTGGCCTGCTGATTGGAAGGACCCTAATTGTCCCCGTGCTATGAAGAAGCGTCAACAAGTTCTTACTTGGATGGATGAATATATGGACTATGGTATGTGTCTTGATATTCCATCACAGTCTCTTACAACTTATCACATTAAGGATAAGAAGACTGGTACATCCGCACACGGTATCAGCACGATTGAAGAAGCAATCACTGCCACGCATATTAACAATGAATACTTTGTTGCTAATCGTGATGGTCGTTGTAAGTTTCTAAACGTATTGCAGGGTCGTAATCATGGACAGTCCGATGACTGGTATGAAGAAATGAAGAAGTACTGTGATACGAATATCTACGGTGACAAAGCATTTAACGGCTGGGCATTCGGTGGTCAAAACAAGATTGACATTCACTTGATGCTTCGCAGACTTGTTGGCATCATTCATGATGGCTTCTTAGAAGAAGGTAAGCACGACCTTATTCATTGTCTTGGTACTAGTATTATGGAATACGCAGTTCTCTTTACTGATATTCAGAGGGCAGTTCGTAAGTATCATAATCCTAAGCTACAAATTACGTTTGACTGTGCTTCTCCGTTCTTTGCTGCTGCTAAGGGCCTTGCTTATAACAACAACACATTTGAGCATGGTACTAAGTGGTCTTATTCAATGGAAAAGACTGCTGAAAACAAGAAGTATGCAACAGACAATCGCAAGTTTAGCGATGGTGTCCTTGCTGACAAGATTCACAAAGTGTTCGCTGACAGTCCGGTAACTGACATGATGCTGATGAAAGACTTATGCTATCGTGGTCAGGGTTTCTTAGGTCAACACGGCAAAGAAACAAAGACTAGTTGGGACACACTTAGCTATACTCTATTGCAGGCACATAACGTATATCAACATATGACTGCGGTTCAGGAAGCTAATCGTCGGTATGAGAATGGTATCAAGCCTAAGATGGTTATGGATCCTTTAGGTAATCTCAATTTTTCTGATATCGTTGATGAGATTTTTTCACTCAAGGATCGTGAAAAGAGTTTGGCTATGATTGACAAATACGACAAGTTTTGGCAGCAGTTCAAAGCTGGTCAAGGATTCAGTGGTAAAAAGACTGTCAATGCACATACTATGTTTGACCAGTTATTTGCAGTTGAAGACGCCGACCCTGAAATCGATGAAATCATTGAAGATGCTGATCAGTTGATGACAGAGGTTTTAAATGATACCTAATTTGCCTAAACCTAAGATTGTCCTGGACTTCTCAACAAAAATCTTTACTAAGCAAAATGTGTTGAGCCATGAAGAATGCGACGAATTGATTGACTCTCAACTTTCAAATTTAAATAGTAATAACTTGTATGGTAAAAAATTTCCTTCAAGTTTTCACGCCTGTTTACTTCCTTTAAATCATCAAATACATGATAAGTTGCAACCAGCACTTCAAGAAATGGTAGACTTTTTAAAGTTTGACATTGATTTTGTAGAACCATATGAATTTAAAAAGTATACTAAAAGCGATTATTCTAGTGAGCATTACGATAATTACCATTTCCATAAGGAAAATATTGATAGAAAAATTACCGCAGTAGTATTTTTGTCTGACTACAAAACACATTCAGGTGGTCACTTGAAAATTTTAGGTAGGCCCCATACGGTTTCCAAAGGGTCTATCATTGCTTTTCCTAGCTTTTTCCCACATAGCGTAGAACGAATTATAACCGGTGAGAGGTATAGTTTGGTAGCGTGGCTGTGGGGAAATTATTGGAAGTGACCAAAACAGTTGATAAATTCTATATAGGTGATATAACTAGACTATGGATAACGTAACACAAACTCTTGCTGAAAAACAGAAACGCATTAGCGAACAAGCTAAGCGCATGATTTGGGTGACCTTTCAAAAAGAAGGCATTCACAAGTATCCCGGTGCAGACACCGATCCGAAATTGGCAACTGACGACGAATATGACGTTAGTTTCCTAGGCTACCCGCATCGTCACATCTTTCACTTTAAGGTGGCGATTCAGGTATTTCACAACGACCGCGACATTGAGTTTATTCAGTTCAAGCGTTGGCTAGAGAATAGCTTTCGTGACGGAGTGATGAAACTTGACCATAAGTCTTGCGAAATGATTAGTGATGAGCTATATCTATTAATAGCTAATCGCTACCCCAATCGTGACATTGAAATCACTGTATCAGAAGACGGTGAGAACGGTGCCACTATCTACTACAACACAACTAAACCCTATCAATCACTAACCATTTAAGGAAAATAAAATGGCAAGCAATAACCCTAAGAACAGTCTCTCCCGCGTAACACAGATTTTTATCGACTTAGATAAGTATCGTGATTTTTGCCGCGACTATGGATATCGGTTTAACGAAGCCGATTTGTACAGTCAGCGAAGCTACGTCTATCGTCAGTTTCAGAAGCTCGCTTCCGGGAAGTATGTAAAGAATCAGTGGGAAGTTGACCTCGTAAAGTTCAAGGAACAAAATGCTAATCGTATTACTAGGTAATGAATAGTAAAGTTAAGGCGGGTGGTTGGCTTTATGTCGACCACCCTTGCCATATATAAAATTAAAGGAAAACAATGCGTAAATTATTTTACATGGGACTTGAAGCGTACAACGCTCGTTACACACTACAGCTTACTGATTGGAATCGCCGTGTCTTTGAAAAGCGCGGGATTGACGTTGTATACGTCCCCGGAGAAACACTTGATAACAGTCAGAAGATTGTAACTGGTCAGGTTCTTGACGCACATGGTCGTTCATACTTCGGCATGAGTCAGATGATGAACCTCGTCAAGATGATGCAGAAGGGTGAAGTCACTAGTGAGGATGTTATCTACTTTGAAGATATGTTTCAGCCAGGCATTGAATCATTGCCTTATATTATTGACCAGTGTGATGAAGACAATATGCCTCGTATCTTTGTTCGTTGTCTTGCACAATCTATTGACCCTGATGACTTTGTTCATGTCTGGGGAATGGATAAGTGGATGGGACTATATGAGAAGATGGTCAATGAGTTTGCAGATGGTATTCTTGCAACTAACGAAGAAATGGTTGCACACATGAAGATTGCAGGCTGGGACGCGCCAATCTACAATATCTCAGGTCTTGCGTTTGGTAAGAACGAAGTCATTGAGCGGGTTGACGGCAAGATTAGACCCTTCAATGATCGCCGTATGCGTGTTGTATTTTCTGCACGTTGGGACCAAGAAAAGCAGCCCGACTTCTACATGGACTTGATTGAAGCATGGCATGTGCGTTATCCTAGTAAGGATGTTGAGTTCGTTGTTTGCAGTGGTGGTGAATTGAAGTCTAATAACGATAGCTATATGGCTCGTACTCGTAAGATGGTTGCTGATGGTAAGTTGACTATCTATGACAATCTTGACAAGAACAAGTATTACGAAATCGTCAACGATAGCCGCGTAGTGTTCAACTGTGCGCTACAAGACTGGGTAAGCAACACTGTAAGCGAAGCTGATGCTTTGGGATGCAATGTACTCTATCCTGCGTATCGTAGCTTCCCTGAGACTTTCGCAAACGATCCAGAGCGTCTTTACATTCCGTGGTCAATTGATGATGCTATCGCTAAGCTTGATGTTTTGCTTAAGAAGGCACATCCGAATATGGGCAAGATTAGTGACTACACTGATGGAACTATTGACCGTATCTGCGATATTCTTGAAGGCAAGGGTAACAAGTATCTTCGCATTAGCAGCGACTACAGAAAACATACTCGTGAAGCGAAGTACTGATAAATAAAAATGTAACACAAAGGTTACAAACAACATTAACATATCCGTGTAAGGAAGGAAACAAATATGTCTTATAACAAAACTAAAACCGAC